GCTCAGTTCCAGCCATTGCATACGAGCCGATAACATCGCCAGCCACGATACCAGTATTCTTCAAGATGGCAGCACTCACCTTGCCCATGCCACGTTTAGCAGCAAATTTCAAGGCTCCACGACTGATGCCCTTGGTAATACCACCATAACCGCCAGTCAGGAAGAAGTCAGCCATAAATGGGAGACTCTGCCCTGCAATTTTCGTCCAACGATAGACGTTACCCATCTTCTCATCTTCGAGAGCCGTAGCAGCATCCGCACCAAGTTTACTCTTCAGGAGCATCTTATCAGAACCAGAGAGAGGAATATTGTTATCCATCTTTGTCTTGATACGTTCCATCTGCCCCATGATAGCGAAGTCAGTCAGACCGAAATCCCATGTTTTTGCAGTAAATGCAGTATTGTCAAGAGCCTTCAAGGCATCCTCACCCCAGCTACTTGTAGGATATTGTTTCACCGCTTCAAGCGCTCCAATCTGCTCAGTAACCAGAGAAAGAGAGGTTGCCAACTTATTTCTATAGTCACTCTGCTCAGCAGTTCTTCCGTTACTTGCACCGATACTAGCACCATAAGAGAGCAAAGGATTTCCGTGTTGGCGATTATCCTCAGCGATAAGAGCTTCAATCTCCTTCTTTCGGGCATAGGCATCAGCCAATTTCTTGTCAAACTGCTTTTGAGCACCTTCCTCAGTAAGGTAGGTTCCATTCTTGCCGATGTTCTCCTGCAAGTCATAGTTACCTTTCTTGTCACGAACATCAAAGGCAGATGGTATCTCACCAGTATCTACCGCTTCCTGATATGCATTGTTTTGCTGGTCAAGAATAGCTTGTTTCTGCTCAGCTTCAGGAAGAGAATAAACATTCTCATTGTCCGATGTAACGTATGCGCCAGTCTTGCCAGTCTCAGGATTGTAAGCAAAATCATCCTTCACAACATTGTTTGCATCACCACCATAAGGAGTCTGATGTGTACCCAAGTTCACACGACCGAAATCCTTCTGCTGTTTCTGCTTTCGTTGTTTCAGTCTGTTGTATCTGCCAGCATTGTTCATTGTCTGCTGAGCACTAGCCGAGATAGCTGCTGCCCCAGCAGAGAAACGAGCACGGTCAGCAGCACTCATAGGAACACTACCGCCCTTCGCTCTAGATGAAGTCTTACTACGTGGTTCAAAGAGTGCAGAGTAAAAACGCTCATAAGTTGATGGAACATCAAAGTTCTGAGCCTTCAAGTTCTCGTAGATAGCATGTCTGTTATCCGCACCACCTTTTCCGTCTCTTGTCAGAGCACTCTCAAACTTATTGTAATCATCAGGCACATCATAGTTCTGTGCTTTCAGATTCTTGTATAAAGTGTATAATGGTCTTTCTGCCATGATATATATATATGTTTGTTACCAAATTCTTGTTACCAATTCTGTTACCATTTTACGCCAGTCTTCTTCTTGCCACCAGCCGAAGAACCGCCAGCCTTATGTGTTGTATGCTTGCCGCCACCAGACGGTTTACCACCTCCAGCAGAACTACTTCTTCCTTTCAATCTATCCATAATATATCTCACGTTAGTCTGAGTAACATTCTTGATTCTCAACTTTCTTTTAAGTTCATTAATCTTCTTCTGCCCCTCAGGAGTGTCCATCAGGTCGTAGTACTCATACCAATAACCAGCAGTAGTTTGATTACCGCCAGAAGATTTCTGAGCCTTATTAGAAATTCGTCCTTCTCGCAGTCTAGCAAGTGCATCCTGAGCAGCCCAATGGCTTATCTGACCATCAGCAAGCATCTTCTTAATCTTCAACTGATTATCCTTATACTCGGCATCATTGGTATATTTCAACTCACTAAGTTCAAGTCTTCTGTTACCTTGGTCAATTCTCTGCTGCCCTTGGTCATTCTTCACCTTGTTGATTTCGTTCTGCATATCGTGATACCTCACCAGTTCAGCGAGAGTCAGGTTATTCTTTCTTTTTTCCTCATCAAGAGCGAGTGCCCTCTGATACCCAGCCAGCCATAATGCCCGATTCTTTTCTCTCTGCTCATCCATATATGCCTTGCGTTTGTTCACCGCCTTAGTCATATCCGACTCTGGATTGTGTACCACCTTGGCACCATTCGTAGCAAAGAAAATATTGGCGAGCGCACGAAGACCATCACCCAGAGCAGCGATACGAGCCTTGGTACGTTCCTTCTTTTCTCGGTTCGCCATCTGCTCTTCCGTCTCCTGATGTTCAGGATTCAGTATCTTATACATATCAGCATAGGACAACTGCTTAGGCTGAGGTTTCGACTCCTCCTTCTTCACGATAGGTACGGATGGTTTATCCTCCTCATCATTAGAAGCACTCTGATTTACATCTACCCCATTGGCGATGGCTTGTTGAGTAGCGATAGTCTTCTCTCTAGCCGCCTTCATCGTAGGTGTTTCATTCTGAGGAGTGGCAGCATTCATCGGGTCAACCTTCTTTCCAGCCGCATCAAGTTGCTGCTGGGTGAAGACTGGAGCCTGAGTCTGTGCCACCTTCTGAGCGGCATCCACCCCACTCTGCTGCTTGTTGAGAACACGCTGTGTTGTCTTCAAGCCATTATTGTTTCGTAACATATCTGAAGCTTTCATAGGCTATGCTTTAATCTTTTGAAGTTTAACCCCAAGGCTATTCAAGTCACCCTCAGAAGGAAGAGCTGTAGCCTTCGCCTTTAAGCCGAGAACATCATTGGAGTTCTTGGCAATACCATTCAACTGCTCCTGAGTAACATTCATATTGGGAGCCTTCTTTGCTCCAGCACCGCTATCAATAGTTGCAGCGATGTTGGCAGCAGTACCAGCCACGCCAGCCACCGCATTGGCAGTATCAGCAGCCTTCTCAGCTTCCATACCCATCTGTTGTTTCTGCAACTGATTCTTTCTGTTCATATACTGCTGCTCGATGTTATCCTTTCGGGCATCATTTGCAGCTACAATCTGTGAGGTAGTATCAGCAAGAGTCTTGTTGTTCGCCTCCTTCACCGCAGTAGTAGAATCTTCCGTACCGCCCATTACCGCTTGTCTTCCCTTAGCAGCCTTGTTTCTGTTCTTAATCTGCTCCTGCATCTGTGTGAGCAAGCGAACCGTATCAGCACGCTTGGTCGGGTCGGCATTGTATGTTCTGTCATACCATGCCTGATTTTCTCTCTGTTGCTGGGCAATCATCTGCTCCTGCTTACGTCTCGCCTTGCGGTTAGCTATACCGCCAGCGATGCTGCTTGCAAGTCCAAGACCTGCCCCGATTAATGCTCCTAACATATATATGTATTTTAATTATTAATAATGGTACAAAGATACAGATACCATCCGAGATTCGTATTTTATCCATTTATTTAAGCAGGTAAGTTAACGGATAAAGTTTCCGTTTGCCAACAAATTACTATCTTTGCACCAAAATAGTTAAGACAATGGCAGCAGATAGAAATACAAAAGGTCAGTTCGAGAAAGGTCGAGCAAAGACTGGAGGTAAGCAGAAAGGGTACGAGTCTCCTATCACAAAGGAGTTTCGTGAGCTGTGTGCCGACTTTTCTAGAGAGGCTTGGGAAGACTTCATGGCTGCATGGTATAAGTGTGAGCCGAAGGACAAGGTATCAACTTTCATCAAGATACTAGAGTTTAACTGCC